TCTGTGTAACACACGGAGTTGTTAGCAAGGGCACGTTGGGGATTGTTGCTCCACCACTGCCCGTCCTTGGCATGGCGCATACGCTCGTCAGTCAGATTGCTGAGAGAGATGAGGGCACTACGGCGTACACCGCCTACCACCACCACCTCTGCAATCTTACACATCAGGTCATGACACTCAATTGAAGTGAGCTTACGACCAACAGCACCGTCCAACATATTACCAGTAAACGCAAGAAGAGATTCAAGTGGTGCAGGGCCGCTCGCTCTGCCGCCGAAGGTCTTGAGTGTCGCTCCAGCAGGGCGCACTTTACTGATATCGTAGCTAGGTATACAACCTGAATTGAAAGCAGTAGCCACAAACTCACGGAATCCATTGGCCCATCCCTCCTTACTATCTTCAAACACAACTACCTTGCTAGCGTCCCGGTACAGATTCTTAGGGACTTCGGGTAGCAAGGCTACGTACTGACGTTCAACAGAGAAGCCTACCCCAGTGCCACACATGAGGATATACATGGCCTCAGAGAAGCATTCTAGGTCAACGATAGGCAGGTAGGCACAGTTGTACCCTGCCACGTGGCTAGCTGCCAAGGCAGGGCCAGCAGTCATCATCGCCCGCATTGAGGGCATGACATCAAAGCGAAGTACTGCCTCTTGCAGTTCTTCCCAAGGGATGTACTGCGCCTTCTCCTCACCAAACTTACTAGTAATATGGTTGTTGAGGAAAGAGAAGTAACGGTCAACAGTTTCGTTCCACTCCTCGCGCCTCCCTTGTTCGGGGAGGTAGCGGGCGTAGCGGGACTTATAGATAACTTCACTGTACAAGGGAGTACCAGTGCTATCAAAGTAATTAGACATTACGTGTACCCTTCTTGATGTTCTCTTTACGAACTTCCTGATAGTGACCAACAGCAGTCAACAACTCACAACGGTAGTTCTGAAGAGCATTGATAAGGCCGTCGATATCAGACATGGCGTTAGAGATGTTCTCTTGTGCCTTCTTCTCGTACTCAATAAGACCCATAGCTGAGACGCTATTGTTCATCGTGAGATACTCACGGCAACCCAGCTTGTTAATTTCAAAGATGGCATCGAGGTAGCCATACTTGGTCTGCTCTATCTTGTAGGTATAGGCATACGTAACATCATCATGCCTACCAATAAAGCCACGGTCATTAGACAGGAACACTGGGTCAGTATCGTGCTCTGCAACCATTTTATCTAGAAAATCTTGTACCGCCGCATCAGAGGTAATGCCCTCAGCGGTGGGGATAGTTTCGTTAGTGTCAGACATATTCTGCATCTCCTATTAATTTGTCTACAATGGTTTCTAGCTTTCTTACTAGTAATTCTACATCACGGGGAAGTTGGTGAACAGAGGCAACTACGGACAGTTCCCTAGTGTACCCCTCTAAGACACGTAAGTCGCGCATCTTGATTGCGCCTTGTGGTTTCTCAATCATCGTCGTCCATCTCCGTCCAGTCCTCACCAAACGTCAAGTCGTCTAGTGATACATCAATCTCGTAGTCGTCATCATCCCAATCGTTAGGGGTTACTGAAGATTTCTCAATGCCTAGTTCTAGAATCTTATCTGAGAATCGTTCAATGATATCCTCAGGTGATATGGAAAGCAAGGAGCACAACTCGTCAACATCCATGTCCTCTACGTATCTAGTGTAGAGGGGAGAGACTGTCTTGTTTACCACGGCAAGTCCTCTCCGAACTTGTTCCTTAGGTAATCAACAGATAGGAACATCTCATCAAAGCTTCCGTCCTTAACTTCGTGGAGCATGACTAAGCCACGCCAGTGCCTGTTACTTAGTCTGTCCATATAGCCCTCGTCATGTAGGTAGTACGAACCAGCAATGATGGCGCACACCGGGCTACCATCAGCCCTCTTGCCATACGCAACCTGCTTACCTTGCTGGTGACCAGCGATACAGCTCATGTGCAACTTACTGATAATAGTAGCAGCAGTAGAAGCGGGGCGGCCCATTGCACCAGTAGGGAAGTAATGGCTGAACCCAACGCCATTAATAAATACAGGTTCAAGGAACGGATGTACTTCCCAAAATTGCTCATACCCTAAGTCCTTAGTACTGATTAAGCCCTCAAGCACGGGAGAGTTATTGATTGCACGATTGATTCTGTTCTCGTGATTACCTAGAAGCATGACCATCCGGGGTCGATATGCTTTTTCCTTATTACGCCTCAGCCTATCCTGTTCTTGGATGAGAGGGGCAAGCAACATACCCATTGCTTGCTTGGCTACCTCAACGTCAGCCTTGTATCTGAGTCCTTCAAAGTATTTACTACCTGCCTTGTCGTGGGTAGAGAGACTAGGCATATCTGCAAAGTCCCCGATGTTAACCACTACGTCAGGTCGATAGTGGACGATAGCCTCACCTGCCCAAGTAAGGTGCTCCAACGGAACACCCTCTCGTACTTGGCAGTCAGGTATTACCAGTATGCGTAGACCGTTAGCCTTGCTGTTCACGCTTCTTCCTCCTCTTACGTTTAGGGGTGTACACGTGCCTAGCACTAGGCTCGGCGTCTACCCATTCTGTGGGGACTGATTCCCCAACGCTCCATGTAAAGCCGTTGCTTCGACACCAATCGGAATAGCGGTAATCAGAACCTTTCCTGATTGCGTTATCTCGTACAAACAACATTCGTATGTCGAGGTCGGGGTGACTTCTCTTGACAGCAGACATCTTACGTCTTGCTTCGTAATCAAAATATCCCTTGCATTCGACGATGACGCCATTTGCAAGTTCAAGGTCAGGTGTGTACGCGGCTTCAATTGTGTAGGGTAACTTGAAAGGTTCGTACCCATACCCAACACCCCGCGAATCCAAGTCCGCAATGACTCTATCTTCATATCCACTCCTATGTATCTTACTGATAATACGTTTACGTTTTGCCACTGGTCACCTTACGTCGGTTTGTTTCTTGTAAGCCTCCGTAATTTCCGTGACCTTAATCTTAGTGCGAACATCAGACACGAACTTCGGGCCGCTTGAATAAGCAAACACGCGAAGACCACTGTAGCAATGGAACTTCAGTGGGCAGTACGAACAGGATGTGCAGAGGGAACCATCATCCTCCAAATCATAGGGAATGAGGGGTGGATGAGTAGCCGTCATAACGGTATCAAACTCTTCAACTACTTCATCCATGAATCCGGGAGCTGCATTGTCCCACTTGTGGATGTGAATCTTACCATTAACTTTGTTAACAAAGATGTTAGCCACACCCTTGTAGAAGTCGGGACTCATGTGTTCGTAGAGGTGGAGCTGTGTCTCGTATCCGAACTTGTCATCGTACGTACCCTTGACCATACGGTCAAAGGTGAAGGGGTCGGAACTCTTAACGTCGACAAGCCAGCCGTCAACCACGGCGTCGATACGCCCAGCCAACTTGTACTTGTTACCCGGTAAGTCCACGGAGAATCGACGTTGCGTATCCTTGACTTCATGTCCAGCAGCCTGTGCTAGGTAGAGGAAAGACTCTTCAATCAGGTCACCGTATAGGAACTTGAACTTGGTAGAGCCTGAGAAACCGTGCTCACGCAGGGCAGTGGGCTTGAACTTGTCAAGCCACGCCTTACGCCAGCAAGGGTTAGATACCTGAGTAACGTAGAACTCGTTAGGGTCACGGTCAGTACGGTCATCAGGTACTAGGTCAGCATGGATGTGCTGAAGCACACGCTTCGCAAACTCTGCATTACTAGTAATATTGTCTACGATATCCGAGGGCGGCTTAGTGCCCACAAGGACAGCGTAGACATCTTCAACTAAGGTATCAATGCTAGCCATTTCATTTACTCCATGTCAGCTTTCATAGCGGCGAGCTTGGCAACCAAGTCGTGACCGCTGGTGTAGTCAGCATACCTACGGGCAATACCGAGAACCTGCTCGACAAAGGCGTCCTCGTCAAGACCGTGCTGCGAACCGTTACCGTACAGATTCTCCATGCTCTTGACCGCATTGGTCAGGGCATTCTGACGGATGATGGAAATCTCACGGCTCGTCGGGTCTAGTGGGAAGCCAGCAG